GATTCTATTAACTGTAGTTTATATACAAAGTTCCTAACTCTTTCCTCAGCATTAGAGAAGTGGATAAAGTTTGAAAAGCTACTATAATCTACATTGATATCTACAGACTTATCTTGATAATAGCTAGACAGTTTTTGAAAAGATGAACTTACAGGACTAGCTATTAAGTTGTTATAGTTATAGTATGGAGTAGTTTGTCCATTCTTTGTATTAACACGAACATTATAGTTTGGTCCACGTAGTCCGTTAATATCTTGTTGAGGATCTACTTGTACTTGAATGTCTATATCGAAGCTAACAGACTCGGCTACTTTATCTACAATCCATAACTGACTCTTAATATCAAAGTCTGTAGGAAGGGGTTCATATAGTTTAATAAGTAAGTATGATCCTTCTTCGTCTTCTGTTAAAGCAACATTATTAGCAGTCAGAATTATGTTGTTTCCAAAATTCAGATAGAATACTGGATAGTAGTTTTTAGTGGATATATAAGCCTGGTATTGAGTAAAACCATCTCTTATAACTGAGTCTGATAATACTTGAGATGCCAGTTTAATTTCTCTTCTAGTTTGTGAAATCTCTTTTATCCAATACTGAGTTCCAAATTGAGAGCTAAATAACTTAGTGTAGAAGTTATACTGCACTGTTAAGTTTCCTCTATTAAATCCTCTATTACGAAGATCTTTTTCTGGGTCTAGAGTTAGCGCAGAATATGTATCGTTCTTTGGGTTGTTTAATAGAAACGGATAATAATCAAAAGCATCGTAATCAGCAGTTAATAATTGTCCTTGTTGATCATATATGAATAACTCTATATAGTCATTAGGGGCACCAAAACTAGAGTTAATGAAATTAGATGTAACTAACGACCTATCTAAAGGGGTTAATTCTACAGGCTGCTTTCCTTCACCAGAATATACTATGTTAACTAATTCCATTACATTAAGCTATTAATATCTGTAAACGATTGATTCAAATCTAACAATTGTTGACGAAGCGAATTAATCTCTTCGATAAGTGCTTGTTTTTCTGCATCTATAACTGATCCTCCAATATATTGCTGGCTTTGTTCAACAATGTATGTATGAGAGTTAATAGATCCAGATACAGGTATTTCAAAGAAGAGATCTTGATAATATTGAAAAAACTGATCGACAGTAACTGTAGGAGTTGTTTCTACAACTTGAGGTTGTAATAACTCTTCAAATTGAGTATCGACAGCTTTTGCATATGTGTTTATACCATATATCTCTTTAACAAGATCTATATTCGCCATTATCTAACTACTTTAAAAATGAGATTGTTATCTATTTCATAAGACTCACCGTCAGACAAATCTGTTTTGATAAGTATTTTATAATATCTTTCTGGTTCTAAACCATTCATATACATATTAAAATAACTGCTAGTACCATCACAACTGATCTTTGTATATACATCATCAAAGTTTACTACCATGTCTTCTGTTTTTGCATCTTGGACTGCCCAATATGAAGTTTGTGGAAGTGCTTTATTAACTGTATACAATGATGCTGTAGTGAATGTTCTTACTGGATATTGATCTCTAGCGTTTATTCTAAATTTATATTTATCTGTTCCGTATTTATATACGTTTGTATTATTAGCTAGAGTTACTACAGTATTAGAACTATTAATAACACTAAGACTTCCTGTAGAATATGAACTATCATCCCACTTCATTTCAATTGTAGGAGGATATATTGTATGAGTATCTACTGAGAAGAAACTTAGAGCAATATAACTGTTTGAATTATTTTCTATACTTTGTGGATGCTTAATTATAAAACCCGCATTATTAGACCCACTAAACCATGAATTAACTATAGGTGTAACATTAACATCTAAGTCTTTATTTACATTATATTCAAATGACTGGCTTACGAATGAACCAAACCAGTTACCTCCACCAGGAGTTAAATAGTACGATGCATTAGGCCAATTATTAGATGCTGAGGTAAACGATCCTGTATTATACCAGCAAACACCATTTCTTGTTTGTGGATTGTCAGCTAATTTACCTGTTCCCATTGACCAAGAAGAAGATACAGCTGCTACCTCTAAAGTGTATGTTGTAGTTAAGTTTTCTGCATTTGCTAAGTATAGTCTTAGATTTGTCTGCCATGAACCTGTTCTAAATGTTTTTATTTTATTCAAGTCTGTTTGATTAAATAAAACAACAGACCTTCTAATATCGTCTTGTAATAACGGTTCAGATGGTACAGGATCAACAAAGAAGTTAAGAGGCTGTGAGCTATTTTTTACACTTACCTCTAATATTTCATCTAGACCTGTATTTCTAGCAGGTTGACTAGAGTATAATGAAGCGTCAGCAGATGCAAATATTTTATATACGGCCATTTTTATACTTTTATAATGTTACAACGCGACCTTGAATATCTTGATTTAAATACTTTATTTCAAATATAGAAGGATCTAATGAAGGATATATTACGCCATTTAGTGTACCTGCTGAAATATCGTAGGCATACTTAGAATAACCATTTGCTTCACCTGTTTTATTTACTATATTTACTTTTTTTACAGTTTGAACACCTTCTACTTGATCTAATATTGTATAAACGTCTCCTAATATGATCGGTTCGTTAATCTGCCAGTTGTCTATATTAAAATAATCTTGAAGAGCTAATATTGACCTAGCAATAACATCTTGACTAGTATAGTTTGGTCTTATAATGATTTCAAAATCACAACCTATATTAATAATGTATCCAGGCTTAATATTAATAGCGTCTGTCAACATTCTATAATCTTTAAGATACGTTTGTATATTTTGAAGTATAGCTGGAGATGGAACATCTAATTGTCCTTGACTGTTTAATCCTAGAATGTATAAACTAATCGATAAAGGATCTCTCTGACCTGGATCTTGATCCATATAGTTCTTGAAAGTAGCGTCATCTTTTGTTATGTACGCTTTACTTACTTTACCATATTGAGCAGGCATAGAAAGAGTTCTCGCTAAATAATCTTGTTGTGTAACAGCACGAAGTTGTGTTGGGAATTCTGCTGCTATATTGAACCTTAACTCTTCTACAGAATCTCCATCTCCACCACCTGCGGCTGGTTCTGTATTGTTTATAACTATAGTATTTTGATACGTAGTATTACCAGATACAGTATATGAAACTATTTCTGTAAGTTGTCCTGATAATACATTTGCTTTTGCACCACCACCTACAAGATATTGAAATGTTATAGATGTGTTCTTTGGAGCTAGACCATAAGTTTGTGTAGTTACAAAGTTAGTAGGATCGAATGAGCTAGACAAAGTACTTAAACCACCACCAGTGAATCCAACACTTACTGCATTAGGGTTAGGTATAATAGCAGTATCTGCTACAGAATTTATACCTGCACCAAATTCTATATCTAAAGATCCATCAACTTTAAACCTTGAAACAAACCTTCTAGGTACAGTTAGTTTTTGAATCATGTATGGTACTTGATTCTGATACTGATATAAGCTAGGATAGTTAGCCGCTGTATTTTGTACTGGCTTTAATATATAATCTTGAGCAAGATAAGGTACTTCATACCATGTATTACCATTGGAATCTTTAGCTTCAAGAATTGTTATGATAGAGTTATCTTGTAAGTTAACTGTAGTAAATCTCTGGGCGGCACCAAAGGAGAATGTTTGGGTTTTAAGTTGTCCTGATAGTGCTTGAACACTTTTTTTCAACAAGTAAGATGTAGGAACATTTGATCCATTAATAGTATATACTTCTATGGTTGTTGGATCATATGAAGAAGAAGTCGTAAAGTCAACCTTTTGTGGTACATAGAATAGTACTGAACTATCTACATTAGACTTGACTTGCATGCCTTGATCAATAATCATGGCGTATGAAAAATCTGGGCTGGTGCTTCCGCTAACAGTTAATGAAGGAACTTGTTGATATACATCTAATACAACTGTTGCAGCAGATGTAACCTTTGGTCTATAGCCTAACATATAAGCCATAGTATACAAATTGCCTTTTTGTTTAGAGTATTCTAAGAAAGTCTCTTGAATTTGATTATCTAAATAGAATGACAAAACGTCTCCTACATAAGAAGCCATTTCAATAAACATACTACCAGGTGAAGCCTGATTAAAGTCATTATAGACTGTAGGATAGTATGACTTTGCATACTCTATCAAGTCCGACTTGAATGAAGTAAAGTCTTTATTAAGGTATTTTATGTCTACTTGATTCGGCATCTTTAGAAGTTTTGTATAGTCATTGTTACTGAGTCGTTCTCATTTGATCTTAATAAACGATAACTGAATTGTATGTTTATAGAATTATAATCAGGGTTTCCTATAATATCTAAAGTAACAATCTGTACGTTGGGGAAGTTAGCTTCTATTTGAGTTCTGATCGATTCTTTGATATCATCAAATGTAACCTGATCTATTGGCTCAAATAGTCTTGCTCTAAGGCCGGCTCCAAAAGTAGGATTGAATGGCCTTTCTCTTGGGTCTGTTAATAAGAAGTTGATCAAGTTATACTTGGTCTGATCCTTTGTAGTATATACGGTAGAAAATACATTCTCAGCATCAAAAGGGATTTTAATTCCTACCCCAATTGATGGCTTTAAATCTACTACTGATATTTTCTTTAATCCGTATGCCATTAGATTTCACCCCTTTCTTTAAGTTTGCCCATTAAAGCACTAAAGTCTGGAACCTCATTAATTTGAACTGCATCTATATTTGAACTAGGCCTTGCTGTACCTAGCATTCCTCCAACAGATCCTACAGATACTTGATTAGGTTGAAAAGCCATAGCTGGATGTACATCTGCTGAAGTCATAGAGAAATCTTCACTTATCATACTTTTAGCAGTATCATTTAAGAAAGCTGCCATTGGATTGTTTCCTGTAAACTTAATTGGTTTAGGAGACGCGGTATTCAATGTACCAGGTATCTTCGATTTAATCTGTTCTTGTAGGTTTTTCTTTTGATCCACCACAACAGGAGTTTTAACCTCCTTTAGTATTTTAGGAAGCTCCTCATTTAGAACTGCCCTGAGCTCTTCTCTTATTAATTTTCTAAGTGCATCTATTTGTGCCATATCTTATAAATATTTTATACTGGGTATTTTATCCTTGTCTTAATTGCTGAATCTTCTTTTCAGCATCTTTTATTTTTTGAGTCCTATCTCTTAAAATAACCAAACCACTAACCCCTTGTGAAGCTGCTAGGGCCACTTCTTTTTTCCAACCATCAATACTATCTTCTAGGTTTTGTATCTCTAGCTTGTTAGTCTCGGACTCCTGTTGCTGTATCAAGCCAGATGAAAACTTTCCTCCTGGATCTGTTGATTTTAAGTCACTTCCTAATTTGCTAGCATTATTTATCATCTTATCTCTAATCCTTTTTCTCAAGGCCCTGCCTCCAGGAAGATTGTTTATAAACATGCTTATGCCTAATTCAGAATCTTGCTCCTCTATAGTTTGTATATCTGATACGCTCAATTCTATATTATCTAAGCCTATTTCATCCTCTCCTAAGAACCTAGCGGCTTCTAATATAGTAACTTGATCTTCTGAAGATAGACTTGATAAATTAGATGAAACTAGACCTTTAGATACTAATAGAGCTTTTACTTCATTTATTATAATTAAATCAAGTGAAGCAAATGTAGGAGTAGATTGAACTACAATATATCCATTTGTATCCCTAGCAATTCCATATCTTCTCCTTAAATTAATACCTTCATCTACTACTTGCTCAGTAACAATTTTAATAGCATATTTTCCAAATTGACTTTCTGATTTTGTTTGTTGATCATTATATTGATTCAAAAAGTTACCTAACTTAACAGAAGTTTTTGTCAGATCATTAATAGAATCATTAATTTCATTAAGCAGATCCACATTCTTATTAGGACAGTTATCTAGATTAAGTTGTATTAATTTTAATCTATCTATAATATTTTGAATAGCTGCATACAAACTAGTAACTACTATTGCTGTTAAATTTAAAACAGCAAATATTTGTTCTAATCTAAGTATCAATTTTTTTTGTCCTGCTTCCTTTACTTTATTCTGTAATATATCAGAGAACTTATTTGTTATACCTATAGTAGTACTCATATTAGGTATAGGCAATGCTATAAAGAAAGCACTTACTACATTAAAAATTTTAATTAGCAATATACATACCTTTGTTATAACCTGAAGTGTATTAATAAATCCTAATACCTTTTGGGCTATATTATTAATTGTATTAACAGTTTTAATTATGCTTTTTAATATTGATGAAGCTTTTTCTGGTTGTAATATAAGACTAGATATGTCTGACAATTCCTTTTGAATGGCTCCATTTAATGAACTATCAATCAATCCTATTGCATTTTTTGGATTGTTTAAACCTTGAATTATAATGGCATATTGTCTTACACTATCTACTAAGCTAACAATCTTTTGTATTTCTTGAACTGACGCCTGCCTAAGATCAGTATATCTATTAAATACTCCAAAAGCATTTTGAAGGAAGTTACTAGCTGTAGATATCTGAGGAAAGTTCTCTTTTATTAAAGGATCGTTTAATCCAGTACTCGTATTAGAGATAACTGTTGACAGAGTTGAATTAATCTGCTGTATTAATAAAAGAAGCCCAATTCTACTTTGAGGATTATTTGTATCTACATACTCTCTATAATACTGATCAATAAATTGCTGAATGTCAAAAGCCTTTTTCTGCAATTCCCATTTTTTTCTTGCTACAACATCGGTTGAGGCAGGAGGATTATTTGCATCAAATATTTTACCGTCAGGTAGGTTATTTAATGAATAGTTTAGAATGTTACAAAAGTCAACAGAAGCTATACCTTCTAATAAATTGATAATACCCTTATTTAATAGCCTTTTTATTAAATTAGGATCTTCTTTACCAGATGTGAATTTACCATATAATATCTGATTGATATTACCTTGTATTTTCATCATGAATCTAGCAACAACACCAATTGCTTTTTCTAAGCCTATAGCTGATGTTGTATTGATATTGAGCTTGTCATTACCAAACTTAACCCATCCTTTGTTAAATTTGTCTAATCCAACTTTATTTATAGCTTGGATATTTTTTACCGACTCAGGACTTAATGTAAATGTGGATGCCATGACTATCTAGTAAAAGTGTTTTTAGACAATATTTCAGAAGTGCCTGGTTGTAGTTGACCTTTTATTGAATTAACTTGAGAAGACAAATACGTACCAGCTTGACTTATATACTGTGCTGTCTTTCCTGGTTTAGATGTTGAAGCCTGTGCTAGTTGTATAGCAACAGCGTCTAAAGCTTCTAATAAAGCTATTAACTTTTGATTCAGTGTATTTCCTAATACTACAGGCTCGCCAAGATCTTGAGCTTTATTTCCTAACTCTATAACTGGAGCGGCAACAATTACTTTATTTACTGCATCTAAATTAATAGTGTTTGTAGAAGATAGTCCGACAGCTTGTTTTCCAAATAAAAAAATAGCATCATTCTTGGCATGATCCTATATTTGCTTTATCTTGATTAGCAGGTGAAAGAATTTCATTAGACACAGGAGGAATAACTGTTCTTACAACTGGTTGAGAGACAGATGTAATAGGAGTTCCAAATGAGTTGAGAGGAAAGTTGTTTATATCCTCTAAAAAGATCTCTTGTGTACTAGTCATGTAGATAGCAGACCCATCTTTATTTATATTCTCTACAATATTATTGAACTTTAATCCTGGGTTTTCTTGCCTTTGACTATTTAGTATAATAGTTATAGGGTCACCATTCTTTCCAGAATTAGACCATGTATTATCTTGCTTTAAGACCGGGACTGTAGACCCAAACCTGATAGATTGACCGAATCTTCCTTGAATTACTGTATCACCTTCAAAAGGCTGCAGGTTTCTAACTTGCTGATTCTCTTGGAAAGTGTACCCAAGTGGAAGTGAGGATCCAGATACAGCATTCCCAGAATAGCCTTGAATATTATCATATTGACTTAAGAACTGAGCATATTCACTCATGTTTGGAAAAGCGCCGTGATTGGCACGATTCCACAAGCTATAAGGAGGAAAGTAGAAATATTGTTGATTAGATACACGATCATTCAACTTTTCTGTTGGGCCTGCTATAATAAACACTATTTCGTTTACTACCGGGTACTGCCTAATAAAATTAAACATTGGCCAAGCAGGTTCAGAAACTTCTCCAGACTTAGAGGTGCCTAGAGTCGAGTATAGGAGTTCATATTTAATTTTTCCTATATCTATTGGGCTACCATAGTCAGGGTCACGTTCTTTAGTATTACCTTTAAATGGGCCTAATACAATAGACTTAACTCGGCCAATTTGAAAATACTGGCCGATTGATCTACCTACTTTAGAGTCAAATTTATTACCAAAAATATAGCCGTCTGCCATTACGCTTGAGGTAGTTGTTTTGTATCTTTAACTTTAATATTCGTAACGTCTG